TCTCCATGCTGGTCACCAGCTTCGACTATATCAAAATAGTTCGAGTACAGTTGCCATGCCTTTTCTTTTGCTTTCATCTTTTAATTTATTGATTAGTTCTATAACTTGTTCTTTGTTGTAGTAGTGCTGCATTGAATTGCGCACATGGTCTTTGAGTTGGTCGGTCGTCATACTAATCTTCTGGAAATAAATTGCGGCAATATTCCACACCGTGATAGCGATCTATGCTAGCTTTTGTTTCTGTTATTTCAATGTGCCAAAACACACCAAGTTTAAAACCCATGTCGAAGGCTTGGATAATATCCTTGCGGCAATTGGTTTCGGCGTATTGTTTTAAATCATCCATCTGTTCTATGAATTGTTCAGGGGTTAATCTGCGTTCCGCATACTGTTTGAATAAGGCTCGAAAGCCTTCGTCAAAATATTGAACAGCTGTTTGTCTATGGTCTTTGCGTTGTTCTTTCATTGTTCACCTCCTTTGTATGTTTCGTTGTAGTATCTTTTACATGATTCTTCTACACGAGATTCCATTCTCTCATCTATTTCATCCCAACATCCTTGTATATATGCTTGTTCAATCTGCTCACGCTCCATTGGCAAGTACACCTCATCAATAATTTCAATAATATAAGGCATACATTGTTTGTAAGCATCTTTTACTTTAAGCAAGTCAACAAGTGCTTGCATTGCTGTTTGTTTACTCATAGTGCTAAAGTATTAAGGTATTCACGCCACATAGGTACACGCTCCTGAAGCTTTGTGATAGCTTCACTATCAAACTCCACAACTTTTTCATGTATGCGTTCAGCGATGGGTATATCAAACGCCCACTCATCGCGTGGTGTTTCTAGGTTTGCATCCGGGTATTCGCGAAGGAAACGTGGCATGTCGTATATCATGTTGCGTTCGATGCTTTGCGCTTTCTTTAAGAATACAGGGTCACCTTGCGGATCTATTAGGTTAAGCCTGCGTGATAGTCTGTACTTTTCATCGTTAATCATTTCGATAGGTGCGCTTACTAGCACGTAGCAGAACGTGGCACGTGGTGCGCCTGTTAGCCAGCAATAAGCCTGACCTTGCCAGTAGTAGTCTTTGCTGATGTCGCTAGTCTTAGCATCCATGAAAGTGTGTATATCCCAACTGCTTTTGATATCGGGCACATTGATAACTGCACCTGCTTCATCTTTGATAAGCAAATCGGGTGTGCCTTTGATGAAGTCATTGGTAAACATCTGCTCATTCTTGAATACGATTTCACCACGTGACCTGCGCCACATGTCAATCGCATCATTCTCTACGGCTAAACCTTTCTCGATGTACTTGTTGCTGATGTCTTTGTACCGGTTGTACTTGTTTTGCACATAGACTTCGAGCAATGCGCTCTTAGTGGTTTCGGATAAACCTGATTTGGTTCTTGCATCGGTCATTAGCTTACCAAGCTGGGATGCTCTAAATAGTGTGTTGTTCATGTTGTTATTGATGGATGGGGTAAAAATAGCAGATAGTTACAATCTGTAACCACCTGCTATCATTTTTAACATTTATTCGCTAATGCCATACTGCTCTTTCTTTGCGTTCAGTTCGTCAGCGACTTCGGCTAATACTTCAGGGCTGCATGCTTTGAAGATTTTGTGTAGCTGTGTTAGGTCGGTTGCCTGCTGGATGAGTTCGCGCACATACGCCACATCCTGTTCATGCCCACGACCAAGCGCACCTTTCAACTTGAATGGCTTGTACGTGTCTTTATTTACGCGATTAACATCACGCCCGAACACCTTACCTAATGACAGTGCAGCGTTTTTCAGGCATTCTGCTTTGAGTTTACCAAATGCAAGGTCCGCTTTTTTGTTATCGGGGTTTAATGCCCATCTATTCCGTTCCGTTCCGGTCACGCCATCAGGCACGCGATCCACCATAATGATAACTGAAGCTGCACCTACCCTGCGGATTTCGTAACCACTTATCGGATGTATCACTACAAGGTCAAGTGATGCCTGCACTTCGTTGGCTAACACTGCCCACTTAAAGTTTTCAGTGCGCCAATGACCAAAGAACAGTTCGTCTAGTGTGGTTTCAACGTGGCTAATAACCAGCGTGCGTGCTTTCTTATCCGGTGTGGATTCAATACCTGCTTGGTCAGGTTCTGCATTCAGCATCTGCTGAAACTTCTGCAGGGCTTCTAAGTTGTCTTTGTGAAAATTCATGATGTTATTGATTGGATTAGTATTTCATTAGGCAATCGTTTATCTCTTGGCAGTAGCTAAGCACTGCGTAAATGATAATTGCGGCTACGATGTAGCGAATGATTTTGGATGCTGTTTTCATGTGTTTTGTTTTTAATTGATAGGGCAAATGTAGTATAACTTTTTACACACGCAAGTAAAAAAGTGTTAAAATTTCATTTCCGATTTATACCATAAAGGGTACAAAAGTGAAATAACTACCTTCGAATATACCTTTAAGGGTACGCTACGCCCACGAATAGCTGCCGTAGTTCGGGAATAGTTCGAAATACATGCGCATCATGATAGCATCTGCGTAGTCAGGAGACTTGCCATGCATGCGTGCTATTTCATCTTTGCTTATGACTGCAAGCTTTCCATCTGCTTCAGGTGTTCGCCTGCGAATCATATCTAGTTCTTGCACGATTACATCCCGGAAGCGGTCTACTTTGAACACTACTTTATTCTGCTCTATTAGTTCTGCTAGCTTGAAGTAGCATTCTGCTTTTTGATTGCTGAACTTATCGGGCTGCTTCGCCCTACCACCATTAAGAAACCCGCGACACTTTAAGCTATCTACTACACCACCACCTACACCATCTTCATCGCAGATCACATTTGTCAATCTAACGCTGTGCCTATCGCATAGCTGGCGTATGGTAGTGACTACTGTTGTGATAGGTTGCTTTCGCAGTTCGTGAATTTCGATTAGGTGCAAACCATGCCACACGCAAATGACTGTGCGGTCTTTTCCTAGTCGCGCGATATCTGCACTGATGTACTTATCGCCCTTACTTTCTTCATCGCGAAAGCAGCGCACAAGATCATCGTATTGGTAAAGGTTATCTATACTTTCATCATACTCCCAATCTCCGTACAACAGCCTTCGCCTATCCACTTCGGGCAATCGCTCTAGGGTTTCAAGGTAGCTATCCGGTAGGTGTATGTTATCGGTTGCAAGTGATGGAATGAATGCAAGGTGCGCAGGTAGTGATTCGTTTTTGTATGGGGAATAGAATTCATTATAGAGCCAACCTTTTGATGGATTGCATGTGAGCAGCATCTTCGGTGGCAAATCATATTCGCGTAGTTTAAAACGAATACGTGATTGCAGTATGTCTATTGCACGTTTACTCACCTGCGCAGCTTCATCGACATAGGCATCTGTTAATTCCAAACCACCTAAAGAATGGAATTCAGGATCCGATGGATAGGCAAACAAATCTTTAAGTATTATTTCGCTGCCATTGGCAAATGTGATTACATGCGTTTGATTATTAATTGTGTAGTGTTCATTAGGCGCAAGCCCTAACATGCCTGCCACTTCGAAAAATGTCTTTAGCGTAGTCTTCTTTAGCGTGTCTAGTTTGCTTCGACCGATTAACCCACGTGTGCCCGGATATTTAAATCTGCGTGATATCTGCCATGCACAACCGATAAAACTTTTTGATCCACCTGCTGCACCACCAAAAAGCACCACACGTGCCGGGTGTGAGTTACCCAGCACACGCAATGCTTCTTTTTGTTTAGGCAGGTATTCTATCATGTGAACAGCCCGATGTACATGCCCACTAATCCACCGCAAAGGGTAGCTATCATGTCACCGTTACTGAATGGTCTATCATTCCACACTGAATCGTACAATTCTTTTGCAACACCACAGGCGAACACAGCCACCATTGCAAAAGGTGCAGCGAACAAAGATGCAGATAGTGCATAAATGACTAACCCATACAGCGCATGGTTAGCTTTGTCTTCAGGTAGGATAGGCAGGTTCATTAGAATGGTAGGTCGTTTGAATTATCGTTACCATTTTCCTGATCTCGGG